GATTCTGTTAAAGAACTTCAGGAAGTTGCATCTGCTTTGTTGAGAGATACTGGTATCAAGACTGCGATTATTCGTGAGTATCTACCTGTGATGAACAAGTTGATCAACCAATATCTAAACCAGATGGATTCTTACATTCACTTTGAGTTAGATGAATCGTTCAACGAAACAATCAAGTCTAGATTTCGTGATGAGTTTACCTATGCTTCTTTCTCTGAGGGTGAGAAGATGCGCATAGACTTGGCTATCTTGTTTACATGGCGCCAGATTGCAAAACTAAAGAACTCTGTCAACACAAACCTGCTTATGCTGGATGAAATCTTTGACTCATCGCTGGATGTCAATGGGACTGACTACTTCTTAACCCTGATGAACACACTGGGCGAACATTCCAATGTGTTTGTGATCTCGCACAAGGGTGACCAGCTGTTTGACAAGTTTAGATCAGTCATAAAATTCGAAAAACGAAACGATTTCTCGGTCATTGTATAACCCTACAACCTGTAGGGGTATCCTGCAAGTCCCGCACAGCCTTGATTGCAAAAAGTGCTTGCTATTAATTAGGAAAAAGAGTATAATTATTCTATAACTTGAGGAATAATTTATGATGAATTCTAAAGACCTGCTGGCTAGACTCTTGGCAAACGAAAACTTGAATGTTATTCGAGCCAATGTTTCAACAGCATCATTTGAAAGTGTTACCAGAACATTGACCCTTCCGCAATGGAAAGATATGTCTGTTGACCAAGAGGAAATGCTTATCGGTCATGAAGTTGGCCATGCACTTTTCACTACCATTGAGCATGTTGAAAAGCCAGACTTCCGCACCATTCATGGTTATATGAATGTGGTTGAGGATGTTCGTATCGAAAAGAAAATCAAAAACATGTATCCTGGATTGCGCAAAGCATTCATCACTGGTTACAAACAACTGAACGAAAAAGACTTCTTCGGTGTTCAAGGTCAGGATCTTTCCAAACTTCTACTGATCGATCGTATCAACTTATACTACAAGTGTGGTTTCAACTGTGGTGTAAAATTTACACCAGCCGAAATGGAACTTGTCCGTCGTACTGACCAGTGCGACACAATGGATGATGTATATAATTTGGCTAGAGAAATTTATGCCTTTTCTAAAGAAGATCGCGAAGCCAAACAGAAAGAACTCAAAAAACTTCGTGAGTCTAATGGTGAAGATCTTGAAGATCTAGAAGAAATTGAGTTCGACAATTTTATGGATGATCCTGATGACTTTGACAATGATTATGCCGAAGAAGTTGAACAGGAAGACAATGAAAATTCTAACAACAGAACTACTCAGTCAACTCCTGACGCTGATACAGATACACCTGAGAAAGAACAGGAAGAACTAGAGTCCAAAACTCAGCGTGTGTTCAACGATCGCTTGTCTGAACTTGCCGACACTACCACTGTGGTTCAATACTTTATTCCTAAGTTGGAAACATCTCGCGATGTTATCATTGACTTCAAGCGAGTACTCTCAGAATTGAAACCTGAGAAAATGAAGAAGTACCAACGAACCTATGACTATCATGGTCAAAAGGTTGGTGATGATTATGTAGCCAGCGATGCCGCATCCTTGCTTAAATTTAAGACTGAGTCTATGCGTGTTGTGAACTATCTTGTAAAAGAGTTCGAGATGCGTAAGTCAGCAACTGAATACAAGCGTATCACTACTTCAAAATCAGGTGACCTCGATGTTCGTAAACTGTATGCTCATACCTTGACCGATGACATCTTTAAGAAACTTGATGTTGTTCCTGAGGACAAAAACCATGGCATGATTTTCTTGCTAGACTGGTCTGGTTCAATGTGTGATGTTATGCATGACACAATCAAACAAGTGATTAATCTTGCCATGTTCTGCCAACGAATTCAAATTCCGTATCAGGTATTTGCCTTTACCTCTGGCTATGACAGTGTTTCTTGGGAACACCGATACTCTGATAATGCAAAAGTTGACCCAATGATGGGTGGCTTTTCTGACAGTAGTTTTCACCTGATCGAGTTCTTCAACAATAAAATGTCTAACACTGAATTCAATCAGATGGTTGACTTGTTTTACAACCAACCATACAACTACCATAGAAGTTACAGTTTGAACAGTACACCTTTGAATGAGTCACTGGTTTATCTTGTTGACTATATCGGTAAGTTTGTCAAGAACAACTCTGTTGAGAAAATGTCTTTGATTACTTTGACTGATGGTGAAGGTCATTCGCTTCAAGCAGGTGGCGAGCGAAACATTCGTACTTCACGCTACAACAATGCATACGAGAAACAAAAGGTTAAGAACTATGTTCGCGATCCAATCACAAAGAAAGAATATTCCTTAGACGATAATGGATCTAACCAAACTCGTGTGTTCTTGCGAATCATCAAGGATCGTTACAACATTAAGACCATTGGTTTCCATGTTGTTCAGAACAGTCGTCGTAGTATTGATGGATTTATTCGTCACAATATTCCTGACATGCACAATGGTCACTACCTCATGGTTGAACAACTCCGCAAGGAAATCCGCCAGAATGACTACGCATTGGTGGAAAACACAGGTAGGGATGAGTTGTATCTGCTTCCAGCGTCCAAACAGAAGATTGAGGAGGGTGACCTCATAATCGACTCCAAAGACAATGCAAAGAACATAGCCAAGCAGTTCGGCAAATTCCTCGGTGTAAAGAAGTCCAGCCGAGTGGTTCTGAGCCGATTTGTGGGGCTGGTTGCCTAAGTCGTTGATTTTAAACCTTTTTTATTACCCCTACATCCTGTAGGGTTATTCCGAAAGTGCTTGACATTAATTGCAAATTCAGGTATAATTATATTATAGACTTAGAAAGGTGATGACTATGTGGGATTGTTTTAATGATAATGATTTGTATAACCTTTGTTTCAGCTACGGCATCGAAGCAGAATGCGTTATGTTGGGAAGTCGATTAATCAACCGAGAAGAAGTTGAAGCTGTTCTTACAGCATTTGAGTACGATCTTGCATTTAATGCTTGACATTAATTGTGAAATAGTGTATAATTGTTCTATATTATGAATGGAGTGAATGATGGTTGATAGTTATGTAAATGAGTTTGAATCTAAACTCTTTGAGATGTTCCCCGATGTTAAAACGACATCACAGGTTTCCCGAAAGCAGATTCAATCTGTCATGGAAACAATGAAGTCTTCCAAGTATCCGACTTGGTTGATGCAAAATAAACTCGGTCGTGGGTTATACGCGATTCCTGGTGGTAACTTCACAGCTCCCATCGTAGGTAATACCGCACTCGCACCACAGCAACCTGAAAGTGTGATTGTGGACTTTACGAACTTAGAATCCCTTGTGCCTAAAATTGATGGCAACTATGTTCCCTTTGGTAACTACAAAGATTTGGAGCGAATCGTTGCTTCAAAGCAATTCTATCCAACTTACATCTCTGGTCCAACTGGGAATGGCAAGTCAACTTCTATTGAACAGATTTGTGCCAAGTTACAGCGACCACTGATCCGTGTCAATCTGAATAAAATGACTGACGAAGACCAGTTGATTGGTTCTAAAACCCTTGTCGATGGTAATGTCGAAATCGTTGAGGGTCCAGTTATGATCGCAATGCGCTTGGGTATCCCCTTGTTGCTTGACGAGATTGACGCTGGTGGAGCAAACACTTTGCTTTGCTTGCAACCTATCCTTGAGGGTAAACCTTTCTACTTCAAACTGAAGAACGAGATGGTCTATCCCGCTGTTGGATTTAACATGTTTGCCACAGCAAACACAAAGGGTAAGGGTAGCGATGATGGTCGTTACATCGGTACCAATGTTTTGAACGAAGCGTTTCTTGAGCGATTCGCAGTGACATTTAATCAGGAGTACCCTGATGCCAAAGTGGAAATTAAGATTGTTCAAAATCTTATGAAGTCCTTTGGTGTTCTTGACGAAGAATTTGCCTCAAACCTTGTTAAGTGGGCTGAAGCAATTCGTCGTACCTTTGACGCTGGTGGTGTCGATGAGACAATCACTACTCGTCGTCTGGTTCATATTGTTCGAGCATTCTCGATCTTTAAGAATCAGAAAAAAGCAATTGAGTTGTGTACCAATCGTTTCGATGACGCAACTCGCCTTGCCTTTGTTGACTTGTTTGACAAAGTAAGTGCTGGTGAAATGATTGTTGAAGAACAAGCAGAAGTTGCACCGCAAGTCGTTGATACAGAAGTCCCATTTTAATTGAAGAAGGAAATATACCATGTTGAAATTTAAAGATCTTACAAAGTCCCAGAAACAGTTTATCGTTCGCACCATTGAGAACTTTCCTGAGTATTACTCGGAGCGTTCTTTGGGTGCCAAACAAATCCATGCATCTTATTACAAGATGAAGGATGAGCGTAGCACTTCTGGTGAGAAGTTGGGTTATCCTAACTGGTTACAAAGCAACAACCGAGTAGGTCGTGGTCAGTATCAGATGCCTTGGCCAACCGAGTCTGAATTTGCAGCATTCTCAACTGTCACAGTTACAAAAACAGATAAAGATGCAAGTAAACTCCAAAAAATAATTGACGAAAGTCCCGAAGAAGGAGTAGAATATCAATCTGACTCGGAGTTCATGGACGAACTTCGTGCTAACGGAATTCCTGTCTAACAGGTTCGGTTGGGGTTTGGTTTTATTGCCATCACCATTCCCTTTTTTAATTGATGGCGTTATTATGGAGATATTATGTCTAAGAAAGAACAGCTTTTAAAGCACCTGCAAGCAGGCAAAGCATTTACTGCGAAGCAAATCACTGCTTCATTTGGTATTGCTAACCCAGCTCGCCATGTTCAAGTTTTGCGTGAACAAGGTTACTGTGTATACAGCAACCCAACAACTTTGAGCAATGGTTCAGTTGCTACCAAGTATCGTATCGGCACACCAAGTCGCCGTATCATTGCTTTGGCTCAAGCGATTGTTGGCGCACAAGCATTTACTCGTGCTTAATTAGTGAGTTATGAATGGGCATTCCTTCGGGAGTGCTCATTTGTATTTACACTGGAGAAAGTATGTCAACTAGAAAAGATATTGTAGCAGCAAGCCAAACAGCTACCACTGGTGGGCGCAAATTTGATGGTGGTAAACTTCAATATGGTTTGCTACCTCCACTTGCATTAAAAGCAACTGTAGAAATTCTAACATTTGGTGCCGAGAAATACGAACCAGATAATTGGAAGAATGTTCCTGACTCAAAGCGTAGGTACTTTGACGCAATGCAAAGACACTTATGGGCATGGAAAGAGGGAGAACAAGATGATCCCGAAACAGGTAAGAACCACTTGGCACATGCAATGTGTTGCTTGATGTTCTTATATGAACACGATGTATACTATTCTGTTGAAGAAAATAAATTTGACAAATAGATCGTTTTGAAGTATAATGTATTATACATATTATTATGTTAATTGAAAAGGAAATTAAATGAAATTAAGCAAACAAACTGTCGAACTGTTGAAGAACTTTTCAACTATCAATAGTAACCTCTTGTTGAAAGCAGGAAACAAGATTGGTACCATCTCTGGTCCAAAAAATATTATGGCATCTTCTCCGATTGCTGAAACAATCCCAAGCGATTTTGGTATCTATGATCTAAATGAATTCCTTGGTGCACTATCATTGTTTCAAGACCCAGACTTGACCTTCAGTCAAAAGTATGTTGACATTCGTGAGAATAACAACAGCATTAAATACTATGCAGCTGAAGCAGCAAACCTCACTGTCCCACAGAAAGAGATTACCTTTCCCGATCCTGAGATCAACTTTCGTGTTACCTCGGCAACCTTAGATTTGGTTCGTCGTACCAGTGGTGTTCTTTCGGCACCTGACTTGGTTATCGCTGGTGATGGATCTAAGATTGTTGGTAAAGTTTGCCAGAAGAAAAATGCTTCAGCGAACTCCTACGATGTAGATCTTGGTCCAACTGATAAGGTGTTTAATGTAAATCTTAAAGTTGAGAACTTAAAGATGGTGGCAGGAGAATATAATGTCTCAATCTCAAGCAAACGAATCAGCAGATTCGCAGGAACAAACGACCTCGTCTACTATGTCGCAGTCGAAGCCGACTCAACATTCGAGTAAGTATTATGTAGTGCCAGAACAAGAGGGTGAATCTGATCGCCCTCTTAATCCCTTTAGTCAACATTAATTATGAGAAATATATTATGGATAAGCGAAAGAAAATACCAAACCCAAGAGTAAATCGTAAAGTATTACCACCTGAAGAACTATACACAATTGATCTTGAAACAGGCAAGAAGATTAAGAAAATGGTTTGGTGTGATTATCACAAAGACTGGGAATGGATTGCTGATTTTTATACAGAGAGTGAAGCAAAAGCCAAGCATCCTAATGATGTTAGAAATATGTGTATAGCAGCATGGGATTTAGTCAAAGGTAAAACTAACTTGGATAAAGTATCAGTTCCTAGACCTAAGAAAGAAAAATCTACAGCATCATTAATTAACTTTCTTAAATGACTGAAATTCAAGATTTAGAAAAGCTGCTGAAAGATAATGAAGAGTTTAGGAAAAAGTACGGATATAATCCACACGACAATTATGTTTGGCGTGAGATTATGTCTTTTAATTACTTAAAGAATACTTATCCAACTATTCAAAAGGTAACAGGGCGATATAAAGAGGATGGAAATTGTTCTGAGTTGGGTTTAAAGTGGATTGAACATAAATCTACAAATAAACCAATTAGAAAAAAGAGTCAAACATATAACTTTGATAAAATCTATTTTGAGTTTGATACTGGCGAAAGTAGAATGCGCCACATGCATGAGATAGATGGTTTTATATTTGGTATATATGATAGAGGTAGTTCTACACATCCAAATCCTGTAAGTATTTTATTTGTATATGGTAAGAATCTTAAAACTCTTATAAGTATTATTGAAGAAGAAAAGAAAAGATTTTTTGATGAGGGTATACGAAAACGAGATACTATAGAAATATATTATCAAACGATCGCACCACTGGCAGAAGCATTTGGGGTTACGCCAAAACCAATTTTATAACATTATGGAGTTTATATTATGAGTGAGTTTCTTTGGGTTGAAAAGTATCGACCACAGACCATTGACGACTGTATCCTGCCTGACTCTTTGAAGAAAACCTTCAAGGAGTTTATCGCATCTGGACAGTTACCAAACTTTTTGTTCTGTGGTACGGCAGGTGTCGGTAAGACCACAGTTGCCAAGGCACTATGCAATGAGATCGGTGCCGAGTTCCTATTGATAAATGGTTCAGAAGAATCTGGTATTGATGTTCTTCGTACCAAGATTAAGTCCTTTGCTTCCACTGTATCTCTTACAGATTCTAAAAAGGTAGTTATCCTTGACGAAGCAGACTATCTCAATGCCAACTCTACTCAGCCAGCTCTGCGTGGATTCATTGAGGAGTTCTCTAACAACTGCCGATTTATCTTTACATGTAACTTTAAGAATCGAATCATCGAGCCTCTTCATAGTCGGTGTTCAGTTGTAGAGTTTAAGATTGACAACAAAGATAAACAACAAATCGCTGCCAACTTCTTCAAACGAGCAGCAGGTATTCTTAAGGATGAAGGTATTGAGTTTGATCCAAAGGTAGTTGCCGAAGTTGTTACCAAACACTTCCCTGACTATCGTAGGATTCTAAACGAACTTCAACGCTACTCTGTCGCAGGCAAGATTGACTCTGGGATTCTTGTAAACTTATCTCAAGAATCATTTCGCGAACTCGTTGGCTTCCTGAAGGAAAAGAAATTCGCAGATGTACGCAAGTGGGTCGCTAAGAATTCTGACATTGAAACTACACAGTTGTTCAAAGAACTGTATGACAATGCCGTTGACTTTCTAGATGCTTCAACTGTTCATCATCTTGTTTTGATTCTGGCAGACTACCAATATAAAGCAGCATTCGTAGCTGACCATGAACTTAACACAGTCGCAGCGATGACTGAGATAATGATTCAATGCAAGTTTAAGTGAGGTTGCCATGTTAGAAATAATTGTACTGGTAATCATACTGTTTGGTGTTTGGTATCTTGGCGCACTGTTTGGTTGGCAAGCACATGAGCGTATGCTTCGTAGGAACATTCGTTATTCAATTAATGAGTTCCAAGAATATGTTGAAGACACTTACATAAAAATTAAAATTGAAAAGCACAATGATATGTTATATGTATATGACAATACGACACATGCTTTTATGGCTCAAGGCAAAACACGCAAAGACATTGAACAAGAGTTACAAAATAAGTTTCCAGGTAAAAGATTTGCTGCACAAACCGAAGAGATCTCATTGTTGGGGACAGAATAATGTCACCCTTTGACTTTCTAAATGCAATAAACACAACCAAGAAGGATCTGATTCGTGAAGATCCATTGAACGAGAAGGACTATACTCCGTTCATGGTAAACAGGGGTTTATCTTATTTCGCCGACACAGTTATGATGGCCAATGAGATGAATAGGAATTCTGGCATTCCCAAGAAATGGCAGAATGATTTCTTGCTAAATACAATTAGCAAGAAGAAGCGATTTTCAAAGTGGCACAAAAAAGACGCTGATGATAGGAAACTTCTTCTAATCATGGAATACTATAAATATTCTACTGAGAGAGCCAAAGAGGTTATGGACATAGTGAGTCCTGACCAGTTGACTATGATAGAAGAAAAACTATATAAAGGTGGAAAATAATGTCTGTTGAAATGATATACTATGACTGGACGCCAGATTCTATGCTGGAAGTCCTGTTACCTGAACCTGATAATTTTTTGAAGATTCGCGAAACCCTTACACGCATCGGGATCGCTTCCAGAAAAGAACAAAAATTATATCAGTCTTGCCATATCTTGCATAAACAGGGTAGGTATTTTATTGTTCACTTCAAGGAACTGTTTGCATTGGATGGTAAAGAATCCAATATAACTTCCAATGATATTGAGCGTAGAAATACAGTGGCAGGATTGTTACAAGATTGGGGATTGCTGAAGATTGTGGACAACACAAAGGCAGAACCAAAAGTCTCTTTGTCGCAAATTAAAGTTGTGGCATACAAAGAGAAAGCAGAATGGGAATTAGTTCCTAAATATAATATTGGTAAGAAAATTACCACTAAATAATTTTACATAACTTGGAGTAAAAATGAACATCAAACTTGAATTGAGCATCGATGAAGTTAACACTGTATTGCGTGTGCTAGGTAAACATCCTTTTGAGGAAGTTGTTTCCTTGGTTGGTAAGATCAAACAACAGGGTGACCCACAGGCAGAAGCATTGGCTAAAGAAGCAGAAGAAGCTGCCAAAACAGCTGCACCTGCTGCATAAGAATTCACCTTAGGACCGCTAAGAAACGAATCGCATAAAGCTGGTAGTGCGTTAAGTTACCGCTGGATCCAGTAACCAGCAACCCTCTATGCCCATTTTGGGGTAGAGTATTTTTAAACTCGCTTAATAGGAGAACTACTATGGGTAATTCATTACCACACCTTGCATTATTTGGTCCAGGATTTAAGGACTTCGACAAATTCTTTGTCGGCTTTGATGAATCAGCAAAACAATTACAATCGTTACATGCTGATCTAACTAAAAACATCCCCAACTACCCACCATACAACATTCGCAAGAATGATGAGAACTCATACACGATTGAGATCGCTGTTGCTGGCTTCGGACAGAACGAGATCGACATTGAAATTGATGGTGGCAAATTAGTTGTCAAGGGTAATATTGACGCAAGTCTTGATGCTCTAGAAGATAACTTCTTGTTCAAAGGTATCGCTACTCGTGCATTTACACGTGCCTTTGCTATCGATGATCACATCGAAGTTAAGAACGCAGAACTATTCAATGGTATGTTGAAGATTGCTTTGGAGCGTTTGGTTCCTGAAGAAAAGAAACCAAAGAAAGTTCCTGTGAATGTTAAAGGTAAGAAGACACTTTTACAGGAGAACGAATATGACAATGCTGCAGAAAGTCTTTAATCCGATTGGTAAATTTTTCAGTCTAATGGTTGAAGCACTTGTTGAGGCACGTAAAGCCAGAGCAGATGCAATCACCAAAGGGATTGGAAGATAAAACAATTCTAGAGAAGTAATAGAGTGGGGACTTGTTCCCCACTTCTTCATGAGACTAAATAGTTTTATGAAGAAAAAAGCAAGCGTATTTCCAAACATGGTAACATATGTTCCTATCCGAAGAAAGGATTGGGTGCTTAAGATTTCAATCTTTAAAAACAACTCTATACTTGTTGTTGGTTATAATGTTTATACATTTTCTATTATCGTGAGACAGTTCGATGAGCCAGATCTAGCTGCTTCTTTTATTGACTTTATGGTAGAACAGGAAGAATTATGACAGTGAAAGTTTATAAGATGATTAATGGTGAAGATATTATTGGTGAGGAAGTAAAAGCCGATAGTGCTAACTATATTATTAAATCTCCAGCACAAGTTGTGCTGCAAAGAACAGAAACAGGTATGGGTGTTGCTCTAGCACCTTATATGCCTTTTGCTTCTGGCGACATTAGATTGTACTACTCAGCAATTGCTGCAGAGTGCACTCCAGATCAAAACATGATCAATGAATACAACAGAATCTTTGGATCAGGCATTCAGGTAGCCCCAGCATCTGCCCTTGCAGGTTTGCAAATAGCAAAATAACCCTTGACATTTAATGGCGTTTCAGGTATAATAATACTTGAGACGCTATTTTCCATTGGAGATTTATTATGTTTATGTTCGATATTGAGACTCTTGATGCAGAGTCCACAGCTGTAGTTTTGTCAGCGTCAATCATTCACTTTGATATTGGCGAGCAGTATACTTATGACGAACTGATGAACAATTCTTTGTTTGTTAAATTTGATGCCAAAGAACAAATCGCAATGAAGCGTTCTATCGACAAGGGAACTGTTGATTGGTGGGCAGGACAACATGAATATGTTCGCAGTATTTCTTTGGCTCCCAAGAAAGATGACTTGACTTCTCTTGATGGAATTAATAAAATAAAAGAATATATCGCAAAGTATCCAGAGAAAGACCAAACCTTTTGGGCTCGTGGTTCGCTTGATCAAATGTGTATTGATAGTTTGTGTAAGTCAGTTAAAGTTGATTTAATTACAAACTACAATGTTTGGCGTGATGTTCGAACAGCAGTTGACTTACTTTGTGAGACAGGTAAGAATGGCTACTGTGATATTGTTCATCCTACCTTTCAACGACACAATGTTATCAAGCATCACCCAACTCATGACTGTGCCTTGGATATTATGATGTTAATTTATGGGAAATAAATGAAAGAATTTTATACAAGCGTTGTTCAATATGGTAGTAAGATGCTTGTCCGTGGCTACGACAAAAGCGGAAGTCCTTTTAGACATCGTGTAGATTTCAACCCAACTATCTTTGTTCCATCAAACAAACCAACAGAGTATCAAACTCTTGATGGTAAGTATGTTGCTTCACTTCAATGTGGCAATGTTTATGAGACCAAAGAATACATTGAACGATACCAAGATATTCAAGGATTCGAGATCTACGGCAACAACAACTGGGTTGCTCAATTCATCAGCGACACTTATAAAGGTGAGATCGTTCCAGATACAGATTTGGTTAAGATCTTTTCTTTGGATATTGAAACCAAAACCGAAAATGGTTTTCCCGATATCCCTTCAGCAAATGAAGAGATTCTTTTAATCACACTTCAAGATAACAAAACAAAAAAGATTGTTACCTTTGGTCGTCAACCAATTGGTAATGCTGGTGATGTTGACTATCGTTGTTTCGAAAACGAAGCACAGATGCTCAAGGAGTTCCTAATCTACTGGCAGGATAACTGTCCCGATGTTGTTACTGGTTGGAACATTAACTTCTTTGATATTCCTTATCTTATTCGTAGGATTGAATATGTTCTCGGTGAATCTTTTGCTAAGAAGATTTCGCCATGGGATATGATTCGTGAACGTAAGGTTGCCATGAAAGGTAGCGAGGAATTGACATACGACATTCAAGGTGTTGCTATGTTAGACTACATGGATCTTTATAAGAAGTATACCTACTCGGCGCAAGAGTCTTATCGTCTTGATCATATTGCCTTTGTTGAGTTGGGTGAAAAGAAACTAGACCATAGTGA